AGTCACTAAGGTCACGCCATAAGCTTTCATAATTCCAGCTATGCGCCACTTGACTAGCTGACCATTTATATCTTTAGATTTTCTCTCGTGCCACTTTGGAGAGCCGCTTAAAGCGGATGCTGCAGCGTCATAAGTTAAAACCCTGTCTTTAAAATGAACATGGGCAAAGAATCCACCGTCTGCAGCATGAGTCATCATGTAGATAGATTCCTGCTCTGAATCTGAATACTCTGAGATGATCTTGTCTATTGCTGCAGTCGAAATCTTAACCGGACTTGAGCCGCTCATCTTCCAGATTGTTGGCTGCTCGTTATGACCACCGCCAAAGAACAGGAATGAATCATCAAAGTTAATCAACGAGAATTTAGCCTTAACGCCTTTAGGAATAACGCCGCCTGCAATCCTCTGGAATGGGAACCCAGCACCACCGACGTTCTGGAATGGCTCGATAGTTTCAGTTCCGCAGATATAAAGTACGTTACGGCTCACGTGTACACCGGTGATCTTATCCGGCAATACCTCAGCCGCAGCGAAATCTAGCGCATCATAGGATGTTCCGTCATTCAGGGCTGAGATAAAGAATTTAGTATTAGTGACGTGGATGAAAAAACCATCTTTAAATGCAACCTGTAACGATGGATTGGCAGTGTAATCTGTATCCGAGATAGTTACTAACCCACCGGCAACACTGTAAATATAACCAACGCTTCCAGGCACGACAATACAAAGCTGCGTGCCATTATCTGCCATCGATACCTGACCACTTCCTGAAATAGCGCCTAAACTTGTATCAGTGCCGTCTGCATTAACTCTGTACAGGACATTCCCGCCAACAAAGTAAGCGAGATCATTCATTACCCATTCACCACGCCTTGCATTAGTGCCAGCAGTAGCGAATAAGCTAACTCCCTCAGTTGCGCGCAGTTGCGCATCAGTTAAAGCATTTGTCTGAGGTATTTGAGGTATCCAGTTCGCACACTCTTGAGCAGCTATCGGCTTAGAAGCGTCTTCATAGAATCCTGTAGCTATTGGCAATTCCATTAACCATTCACCACTGGAGGAGCATATAAAAATGTAGCCTCACCGATAACTATTGAAACAGAGTCAGAGTAATCATCATCATAATAGAACTCTAATTTACCGCCAGCCTCTAGAAACATTGGCCTCAGACTAACGTCAGCAGTAAATTCTTGCTCTGGAGAAACTTCGTGATCTACGATTATGTCTGTAATAATCATGCCTGCATCTTCTAAGAAGACATGAATTGACGAGCTACCGTTTGGCTCAGCATCAAATCTCCAGCTAATAGAGGTAAAATATACGTCTTGCGTTGAAAATATACCAAACATCAAGTCTGAATAATCGCCTATAGCTGTTATCGCCGTAGCCTCATCAGGCGCAGTAAAAGCATATCCATTCTCATAGTAATTTGTATTGAATGATGTGTCTGGCCCATAGACACTGACATCAGTATCAACATACTCTAATTGGAATAAGTAATAATGATCAATATTCAACAATTCATTTGACGGGACAGCTTTATTAATGCCTGCTGTGAACATGTGAACGTGATAGATCTTCTTGCCCCCAACCAAAGGAATATCATAGCTTGCCGCTTCTGCAACTCCTATCTTCTCATATTGAGTGCCGTCATCAATCCTTGTAGTCGTTGACACTGGAACATCTGGCCCCATATCCCATAATTTTACTTTGACAGAGCCAGGATGTGGAACTGATTCCAAATCATCAATAATAACTGTGCCGCCCGTTCTCTTTGCTACAATCCTATAACCTATAACCGTTATGGCTTCAATATTAGTAGTGCCGCCGCCATCCTCGTTCATAGCATTTTCATTTACTTCAAAATCTTGCCACACTCCAGGGGATACTTGAGAAAGCGCGAGGCTCTTTGTATTAACGCCATCGCCTATATATATAGAGATTTGCTGCTGAGAGACAGCGTGTGAGAAATAAGCGGAAAACGTCCCGGTATAGTCTGTGTAATTCGCCGGGGCGGCTGTTCTTTCCCACTCGTCAGCGACATTAGTAGTCGGCAAGCTCATAGCTTTGGAGCCAGTTTTTACTATAACCTCTTCTAACGTAGCCAAAGCCCCAGTTTCAACCCATGCAGCCTGTAACGCCGCACTGTCAGCATAGCCTTCAAAGTTATCAACAACGACACCACCCGCGCTTTCCAATGTCAGCATTAACGCTGAGATATTGTCTTTGCTGGCTTTAAATATCTGCCCTACAATATTCCCGCTAGATACTATACCCTGAACCTCTCTTGAGCTTTCAGCGTGTTCATTCAATATACGAGGGGTGAATTTTATCTTGTTTAGGTTTCCTTTATTAATAATGCCTGACGCTGTGTTTGATGTTAATTTGGTGAAATCACCTGGAACGCCAGCGCCTATTCCAATGGTTGCAGGCGCTCCGCCTGATCTGAATAAATACCATGAAACACCAAACCATTCATGCTCATCTCCAGTGTCAGACTCAAGGAATGTATCCCCTACTCTCACATTTGTAGTATCAAGGGCAGCTCTCTCAGCGACTGTACCTGTAAACTGCTTTCTTGATCTTGTTTGTGAATTAGCCATTAGAAATTAGCCTCACCATTATCACCAAAGAACGTATTATCATAAACATCACCATTACAGCGATTCCCAGAGCCTTTAGGCAAGGTATTTGGCAATTTAACGCGCCCTAGCTTGACTGTCATTCTCAATAATGCCTCATTACTTGCTTTAATCGAAGCGCCAAGCTCTGGCGATATTGGTCTACGGAATGGCGCTGCACATAAACCAGCGAGATTCTTCTTGATTGCACCCTCAGTTTCTCTAGGTACTCTCAGCTCATCAGTCGTATTCTCAACAGGAGCAGCCCCTGGCAATATGCCAGAGATTCCCCATTCAGATAACATGTCATTGAGGACATTAAAGGCTTTCTTCTCATCCGATGCCTCTAAAGGAGTCTCAGCAGCTAAGTAGCCAATATCCTCAAGCGCATCCTTAATGATCTCAGTGGCGGTTGTCATCAGCCATTGCCTCAATTTGTGCAACTAGATTCACACCGCGTCCTTTTATTTCCTTATCGAAATGCTTGAGAGCGTATGCCTTCAAGTCTTTGTCTTTCATCTCACCGAGATTAAGCTGACCATTAAGCTGTTCAACAACACCTTCAACAGTCTCGCCTAATGCCTGAACTGCCATGGCATCATCAGCGTCAATTCCGAAGTCAGTTGTCTTCGTAAACTTAGCAGGAGAATCAGCCCAACCATCATCGTGGTACATTTGGACATCTTCTCTGTTTACGATCTTAGGTTCTGCTGTCTCGTGATAAATCCAAACTTTTAACATTGCTTAACCCTCAAGGAATAAAGTTATTTACGAATTGAACCGCTATCGATTTGATCCGCTTTCCACCAATACAAGGTATAAACCTCTGAACCAGGGTCAACTGCGCTACCGGTTGAGTTTATGAATTGAAGTGCAAGCGTGTCATTTGCGCTCACTCTCGCATTACCAACAGCTAAACCCGCTGATAATGACGGTTTATTTACAGATACGAACATGCCTGTTTCAAGACCTTCCACCGTGTAGGTTTCTTCCTCGGACGTATTCGCAGCAATTGATCCTACGTCAAGCGTAATAGTTGCTATACCGTAGGAATTACCATTTCTATCTACTGAACTCATAATTATTCTCCAATCAGCGGGAGGGCTGTTACACCCTCCCTATTAGATTACTTAGTGATACGAACCGCGAATGAACGATTCTGCACAAATACATCGAACAGAATATCGAAGCGATAGTGCATAGTCATGTCATTGCCATCGAACCAGCGAGTTGATGTGATTGAGATGTTTTTAAAGTTCTCACGACTCTGAGTCACACCATCACCACTTGAAGCTACATCCAATGGGACAAAAGCCATTGTGATAGCGTTCTTATGCCATGCCATGTTCTGACGATACGATGTTGCTGCTGTACCAGTTTTAAGCGTTACAGCCGCACCATCAGCAGGCGCAGCGGTTACAGTCTGATAAGGCCCACTAATTATCATAGGAGGCGCAATCGTCAAAGTAAGCACATCGGATGTTGCTGTCGATGCGATTGAATCTGCCGTAACTACAAAAGTCTGTAGATCGCCAGTATCTTCGCGGGTTCTACGGTTGACAGAATTAACACCAGCCAGAGTGAAGATATCGCCAGCCTTGAATGCTAATGCACCACTGGTACTAGCAATACCATCAACATCTAAAGTCTGTGTGTCAGTATCTTTAGAAGCTGCATAAGTAACGTTAATTGTGCCAGCATCTTCCACAAGGATTGTGCCGGTTGCTGCGCCTACTGTATGAGACTTGAGGCTGTTAGACTCGAAGTTATCAAAAGACGCATAGCGACCAAGTGAGGCTTCTTCAATAGCCTTTTTAGCTGCACCCTGTACAAATACGCCTTTCAGGCCGTTTGACAAAGACAAAGCTGACTCAGAATCCCAAAACGCACAACGTTCGCCCATTGGAACGCCCAACTTGCTTAGTTCTGCTTTCGCTGAACCAATATCAAGGAATGTACTAGGGGTTGTACCAGGAGTACCTACAAAGTTAGGAATCTCGGTATAGGTTGCTGCAATAGCTGACTCGACTACTTGAGCCAGTTCTTCCATTGCTGGTTTGATGTAACGCTCGTTAGCATCTTCGATTTTCAGAGACAAATCTTCGTCTGTGATCTCAAAGCCGACATGCTGACGGTTGTTGACAGTTACTGCAACAATACCTTCTTCAATGTCATTAGCATTGTAAGAGGATGAAGCTGTTGCCTCGAACATAACAGGGCGACGAATAGACGCAGATGCGCCAACTTTCTTGCCTGAGAATGTACGTGAGTCGTCTAGTTGACGGTCAACTTTCTGACCCATCACTAGAGCGTTTAAGAATTCCTTGACCGCGTATTTGGTTACAAGGGACGTATTTTTAAAATCATTAGCCATGATATTTCTCCACGGCCTGAACTATTATTCTTGTGCGTAAATCTCATCCATAGACATTTCGTCTTGGCTTTTGTTTAACGTACCACCTGGTTTAACAGGTTCAATCGGTTCAGGCGCTGCACTTGGTGCTTTAGTTGGTTTAATTGTTGCCAACTGCGCAGAGATTACACCGAGCTGCATGAGATTAATGCTTTCAGCTACGTCTAAATGCTTACCAAGATAGTAAGCCAGTTCAGGCCCCTTCTCGTTGGTCATAATCGCATCTAACACATCACTTGGCAGGTCTGGCAAGGTTTCAATAACTTGTGCATAATCTGCATTAGTCGTTGAGAACTCAGCTACTCTGGTATTAAAACCTTCGCTAACCGCGTCCTGTTTAACCTTATCAGCAGCCTGTTTCTGCTCTGTCTGATAACTATTAACAGCTTCACTTGCCGCCTTCTGAGAATGAAACTTAGTCAATGCAACATTAAAAGCAGCATCATCATAATCAAAATCTTCTAGCTTCGGTTCAGCTTGCTCTGGAGGTTTATTACCTGCTTCTA